CGTCCGGCGCAGTGCGCCCCATGTTCCTCTCCGCCGCTTCCTCGGCAGGATGATCCATCAGCCCAGGATTGCTATCCCTGTCGGTTGCCATCTTGACGGTGCGAGACTGGTTGCAGTCCTCCATCGTCGGCAGCATGTGGTCAGGCGGCGGTTTCGGTCGCATCGTTCAACCTCCGGTGTTCAGCACCATGGCACTCTCGGCACAACCACTCGACATCGAGCGGCTTCGAGTAGTCGTGATGATGCCCGTGGAGTTGTGCCACTTCGCCGCAGCGAACGCAAGAAGCCGGCATCTCGATCCGGCCGGAACGGACGGCGTAGTTGAGCTTCAGTCGAGCCTTGTGACGCTCAGGATTCCTGGCGATCGACTTGGCCTTCGCTTCAGTCAATCGACCATCAGCGTTCTTCTCGCGCCAGCTCCGCTGATCCTTAGCGTGAGCCCTCCTCGACGCCGCTCGCTGGCAGTGGCGGCACCGAAACAACCACGGTCTATTGCTCCTCGGTCGATCCTTCAGCTCTCCGCACTTGGAACACTTCGCCAACTGGCGTGTTTCCCCAGTCTGGGTCGCAGAAGATGCGATCGGGGAACCTTTCGTTGAGCCATCGCAAGTAGGTGAGAGCCCGCTCTGGATCAGCGTAGAAGGTCGTTCTTCCGGTGACTGGGTTTGTGCGTCCATGCTGGTATCCGAGTCCATTCTGAAGCGTGAAGCCGAGCAAGTGGATCGGGTTGGCTCCCATCAGGTGCGCGAGCTGGATCATGTAGCACACGCTGTTGCCGCTCGGATGGAACGGTTCCGTCAGCTTCTTCGGCATGAACGGATCAACCCATCCAGCCCGGAAGATGCCATCCTTGCCACGCACACCGCCGCGTGAGCGCATGACCTCGATCTCGGCGACAGGCCACAGCTTCTTGCCGACCATGCGAGCCAACTTGCCGCCAGCCACCGAGTAGACGCCACCTCCACCGATGGCGCTCTTGTTCGCCACCACTACCAAGGAGTCGGGACATCCACCGAGAGCTGCTCGCTCGGACTTCCAGACGTTCTGGTCAACGACAAGCCATATTGTGGGGACCAACGTTCGGAGGGTCCAGTTGCTGCCGATGACAACCTGACCCCTTGCGCGTTGAAGTCCTGTGGAGTCAACCAATCCGCCGGCTCCCCCAAGAAGGAAAGCAGGTCTGCCGGCACACGATCCTTCAAGCCAGCGCGGATCAGAACCTCGCACGCGCGGTGCTGGTAGGTGTGCCGAGTGGAAATCAGGTAGGAGCATCGCTTACCGATCGCCTCAGCTTCGTCAGGGTGGTTGATGTAGTGGCGCACCAGTTCGTAGAAGTGCGTCGGACTCTCCGCTCGTGGAGCCATCGGAAAGAGGCGCGCAAGTTCGGGCCGGTGGTCGTCAGAGACGACGAGCGTGCCGCACGCTGCCATCTCCATGAAGCGCGGGTTGACGTGCGCAGCAGGGTAGTTGCCGTCGTTCCAGAAGCCAGTGCCTTCCTGCTCCGGCATCTTGTCGCAGAGCCTGAACCCTTGCGGCATCGGTGTCCCCTTCGCTCGCCCAGCCACGCGCTTGTTGAAGCACTCCTTCGTGATGCCAGGGTGACGGTGCACGTTCAGACCGACGACGCATCCACCGTAATGCTTCGGATGGTCTTCGAGGCGAATCCACCGAGCATGACCCTTCGGCACCGTCTTGAAGAAGCGGATGTCCGCACCGTCGATCAGCCGCTCGATCGGCTCCAACCACTCGCGACGCGGGATCAACGTCGCGTTGCCAAGGAAGAACGCCGGCACCTTGCGCACGAGCACCCCGGTCTTGTCATCGAAGTAGGGCTGCCAAGTGAAGTGCGCGGTGTCTGCGCACGGCGGCAAGTAGAAGACTCCTTCGCGATCACGATGGCTCAGTCGGTGAGGCTCGATGGTGCAGGGATCCATCGTGAAGACGTAGCGGAATCGCGTAGCGTAGGTTCCGGTAGCTCCGCTCTCGTATGGCTCATCGCAGAGATAGACAGCGGTTTTGATCCTGCTTGCGTTCAACGTGCCAAGGAAGTCAGGGTTTGATGCTGCCCGCCCATGGTGGCACCACACTAGGTCTGGGCGCCACCTAGCGATGGTCTGGCCGAGCAACTTCGGTAGGCCCTTCGGCGCGATGGATCGGTATGGCCCGTAGTTGTGCCCCATCCCGCGCAGTGACGAAACGTCGAAGGTCTGCACGTCACAGCCCATGCCCTGGAAGCCACGAGACCACCCCTTGCGGTAGTCGTCGCTGTAGACGAGCTTCGCGTCGTCAACTATCGCGATCTTGAGGCGCTCGCGCCCGCCGATCTCTCGCGCCATGTCTCGTGCACCTTGTGGTCGGTGATGGTGTAGCGGACTCCAGGCGAGCACCAGACCGTGCCCCCGCGCCGGAAGGTTGACTTGGCCCAGAAGTCGACCGGCTCGTCCTTGCCGGTCGAGACCCCAAGTAGCCGCAGCTCCCGCGTCAGCAACAACGCGAATCGCAGCGGACGGTCCTGCTCGTCGCGCATCGTCACCTTCAGCGGCTGCGGGAGGCGTGACGGTGGTGCATTGGCGTCCTTGGTGTTCGGCATCCCGTAGCACACGAAGGCGTGCGGGTCCTTCAGGAACACCTGCTGCATCTTGCCGAACCACTTCGGATCGTCGATCAGTGTCTCCGGCGTGACCAACGCCGCGAACTCGCGCTGGAGCGCGCCAATGCCGAGCAGCACGCACTGGTTCAAGTAGACACGCTTCGGCGAGTGGATGATCTGCGTGTGCTCCATCCCGAGCAGGTAGCTCTCGAAGTCCGCGTAGTCGGCGCGCGTGCCGCCGTCGATCACGGCGATGACACGGAATGGAACGTCGGTGCACCGCTTCAACTCATCGATCGCGAAGGGGACGAGCCCGATGTTCTCAATCGGCGTTACGTAAACGATATCCAGCATGAAGGGCCTCCGTCTGTTGGCGAGCACCTTCGCTCGCAATGTAGTGGCGCTGGCAGCGACGCGAACAGAAGACGACGTAGCTTCTGCCGGCAGCCACAGCAGCCTTGACCGGGCCAGATGGAACGGCAACCAGTCGGCTGCATCCTTGGCACGGAATGGTGATGATGTCGCTCACATCAGCCAGCCTTCCGCCTGCTTCGGCGAGACGGCCTTCGGAGGGATGGGCGAGGCGATCTCGGTGGCGGGATCGACGAGCTGTTCGAACGTCGCGCGAGGGTTGGTGCCACCGGCCGCTGCTACCTCCTGCTGGCTGGCAATCAGCTCATCCTTCGTGCGCGCCCTGAAGCGGTAGGAATCGCCGTCGTCGAGCGAGTGGTTGTTGCTGTTCACCGAAGTGCCACTGAGCTGCACGATACAGCGATGCACCGCGAGCTGCACCGCCTCCATTGCCTGCAAGATCCACTCGGCCTGACCGAAGCGGGCTACGAGAATCTGCCCGGCGGCCTGTCCTGCTGCGGTTGCCTCTGGAAGATACTTGGCTCTTGGGAGGTCCGTCCTCCTGGGTCTTGGTTGGATGACTGCCATAGATCACCGCCTGTTCCTTGCTGCTGGTCCCGCTTGATGAAGTCGCGGGCCGGGTAGTCTGCCTGCGGGTTGTAGCGTCCGTCAACCAGTGTTGGCACGGATCTGATCGCCGTCGCTGCCCGCCAGCCAGCCGGCGGCGCCGGGCACAAGAACGCACCCTCCTTGTCCTGCTTGTCGATGTCGCTGATGGCGTCGGGGATGTCGTCGTGCGTGCTGAGTGGCCATTCCGTCATCTCGTCGATCATCGGCTTCCACTTGCGCAGGAACTGGTCCTTCAAGCTGCTGGCGAAGTAGATGCCGCCGCCACGGAAACGCGGCTCGACCGCCTCGATGCGGATGTCCTTGATCTCCTGGTTGCGCCCTTTGATCGCGATGAGCTTGGGGCGCACGAAGGTCTGCCGACGGACCTCCTCGAACACCGAGCTCAGCAGCTCCTTGTGCGTCGTCTCCTCGACAACGACGCCCTTCATGTTCAATCGCTGGTAGCGGTTCCACAAGTCGCAGGCGATGCGCACGCTGTCGCTCGGCTTCCATCGTCCGACGTAGAAGTCTCGCACGTAAGCCTGCCTGTTGGTGTCCAAGGAGACGATCCAGAAGCAGGTGCGATCGGCACGGCCTTTCTTCCTCTCCTCGGCCGTGAAGGCGAAGTCGGTGAAGATGTAGGTCCAGACGTGCGAGGGGATGTCTTCGTCAGCGATGACGTGGAAGTATTCGGGCTTGAAGAGCTGCTGCTCACTCGACTGAGGCCTGTTCTCGTAGAAGCAGGCGAACAGGCGCGGCGGCTGCTTGAGCTTGCGGTTGGCGACGAACTTGCGCGTCAGCCGCTTCGGGAAGAAGAGTTCGCACGGATCGGTGCCGCTCGGATCGACGATCGGAGTCGACCATGCGTGCTTGCTGATCTCGAAGTCGGCGGCGAGCTTCGGGTCCTTCATGATGCGGCAGTAGATGTCGCTGTGATGGTGCAGCGTTCCGATCATGAACAGCTTGGTGCCGGGGTCGAGCTGCGACTGCACCTCGCCGAACCACGTCCAGAGCGTCTCGATCGACTCGACGGTCTTGGTGTTCTCCTGCGAGCAGATGTCGTCCATGATGACGACGTCCCAGTGCGCTCCGGTCTGGACCTC